GCCCCTGGATCCCGAAGAGGCTGATGCCACCCAGCGGCCCGCCGGTGGCGGTCAGCGCGATGGCAGCGGCGATGATGGCGATCTGCAGGACGGTGCGAAACACCTTTCCGCCGCCCCCGCCCGCCGGCACGATTCTGACCTGCACGATCGTGCCGGCCTTGGGGTGCACCCGATGCCAATGCGCGCGCGGTACCGGCCATGGCTCAGACTGCTGGCTCGGATCGCTGAGCCAGAGCTGTGCGTGGTCGACGAGTACCGGGTCCAGACCGGCCAGCGCGACGATGTCTGCCAGGCTGGCACCCTCGGGCGCGGCACGGTCGATCCGGTCGCTGCGCAGCGGATGCGGCCAGGCAAGGAGCCGGGCTCCGGCGCCTACGTCGTCCAACGGCCGTATCCGATGACGCGGCGGGACCACACCAAGTTGTCGAGGCGTTCCACGGCGCTATCGTGGCCGGCCAAGCTGTGCAGCATGATTCCAGGCGCGACGAGGACGCCGACATGAACCGGCTGCCCATGCACGCGCAGCAGCACGAGATCAATCGGCGCCGCCTGAGCCTCCGGCATCTCGCGCCAGGCCTCCCGTGCGCCCGCCACCAAGCTGGCGACGTCGGCGACGCTGGTCCGGCCTGAAAAGCCGCGGCCGTCATAGGCCGGCAGTGCGATGCCCAGGCGATCGGCATAGACCAGCCGCACCAGGCCCCAACAGTCGGCACCACCGCGGCCACGGCCGAGCGTGCGATAGGGAATGCCGACATAGTCGGCGACCCAGTCGGGGAGTACTGCCATCAGAAGAGGCCTGGATAGTCGGCGGGGGTATAGGAGCCGGCGGGAAAGCGCGCGTTCAGCGTGTCCTCGAAGGCAAGGTCGGCCTGAACGGCGAGCGCGTCATAGGTCGCCTTGACCAGCTGCATGGCGAAGGGCCCGGCCTCGATCTCGTCGGGCTCGGCCGCGCGGATCACCTCGATCGTGACGGTGGCCACGCCCTGTAGCTCACGCAGCGCCGCGACGATCCGCCGGTCCACGTTGTCGATGCGCAGCGTGACCTTCGGCGGCGCCTCGGGATCCTCCCCGGGCAGGTCGATCTCGAATGGGAAGGCGACGAAGTGGAGGCCCCGGCTGATCACGTCGGCTCGGTCGTTGACCACGCGGATCGGCGCCTCCATGCCGGGCGCATCGATCGCCAGCAGAATCAAGAAGACTTCGGCCGTCTCCTGCGCCGTGACAGCCTGGCGTGCGGCCAACGACAGCGACCGGCTCACGGCAGCACCTCCAGCTTCAGCGTGGCCCGCCAGACATCGCCGGCGACCGGTGCGAAGGCCGGTGGCCCGGTGAAGCGCAGGCTGGCAAGCGTCCCAGTCCGGGGATGTGTCCAGTCGAAGGCGAGCGTGCCGCCGGCGGTGGTGTCCCGGTAGAAGGCTTCCAGCAGCGCTGGCTGGCTGCCGCGGAGGGTCAGGCTGCCCTCTATCGCGGTTGGCCCCGCCGTGAAGCGCCGCCTCGCCTTGCGCGGCCCGGCATCCATCTCGGTGCGCAGCGCCAGGTCAGGGAGCGTTTCGGTGAAGCCGTTGGCGTTCATGCGCTGCGGCAGGCCGATCGGCCAGACGATGTCGGTCATGCGGAACTCCGCTGGCGGTCACCGTTCGTGGCTCACGACGCCCAACAAAGTGCAGGGGGAAACATCCGCAATCCCGGCGATACACGCGCGCAATGCAGCGCCTGCTTCCTTGTGTCACCCCAACGGAAGGAGGCTGCCGTGAGTGTGAAACTTCGTGACATCAACTTCATGATCAAGATGGACAAGAACTCGCCGGACATGCCGTCGCCGCCCCCACCACCTCCACCGCCACCGCCTGCTCCCCTGGTGGCTGGCGACGGGCACGTGGGGCAGGAGGCGACGTTCAGCGCGACCCTCAACCATCCGGAGAGCGACTGGATCTTCTGAGCGTGTGACGGCGCGGTAGGAAGCCGCGTCGTCATCGCCCGAACGCGCTACGGCAGCCCCACCGGCCAGGCGATGTCGGTTATGCAAAACCCCGTCGACGGAGGCCGAAGGAGCCAGCCAGCGTCCGATCGAAGCGCCCCGATGCGAGTGCGGCCTCGACGCGGTCGGAGATCAGCACGTCGATCTGGCGGCTGCCGTCGGCGTCGCGGCTTTCGCGGGTTTCGACACGGCCGGCATTGGCGCCACGCTGGTCGATCACGTTGACGACCACGGTCCTCCCGCCGTCGCCACCACGCACGCCCAGCCGGCCGCGGGTGTCGCGGGCGAGCGGCAGGATGGCTTCGGGTCCAGCCTCAGCGGCAACGCCGGTCCGGCCGCCTGCCATCGGGAATACGATCGGCGAGGCCAGAATGCCGCCGGCAGCGAACGGCACCAGCCGCCCGGCATCAAAGATATTGCCCCGCGCCGACTTCACCCCGCCATCCGTCACGACCTTGCCCGGTGCGGCGGTGGGACCATCTGCGAACGCCAGGCCGATCTGCTGGATGCCGAGCTTGGCGAGCTGCAGCAGGGCGTTGCTGATCGGCGCGGTGATCTGGTCGCGGATCAGCCGTTCCAGTACGCCGGACGCCAGATCCTGCACGAACCCTTTGAGGCTGAACCGGACGCCCTCGATCCCAACGGCCATCTTTGCCAGGGTGCGGGCAGCCTCGTTGCCGGCGCCGTCCAGCCGCTCGCCCAGCGCCTCGATCGCGCCAACAACTTCGGTCGATGTCGTCCCGGCCTGGTCCAGCGTCCGGTTCGCCTGGTCGATGGAGCGGTTGTACGTCTCCTGGTCGATCGCGCCGGCCCGCAGCAATTCGCCCAGCCGGCGGATGGTCTCGGAATAGCGCTCGGCCGGCGTGCGCGTCTGCTCGAAGAGTTTCTGGGCCTCGGATGCCTGCTCGCGGAACTGCTGCTCACGCAGCCGTTCCAGGGTCTTGGCCAGTTCGCTGGTGGCCGATGCCGCAGCCCGCCCGGCGCCCTCGCGCAGCTTGTCCAGGTCCGCCTGCAGCTGCGTCTGCAGGCGGACACTATCGGCGATGTACTGGTCCTCGGAGATCGCGCCGCCGGCACGGGCCCGGTCCAGCAGCGCCGAGCGTTCAGAAAACTCCTTCCGGAGCTTGTACTCGCGGTCGGTCTGTTCGCGGAGCTCGTTGTAGGCTGCCTGGGCGGCGGTCCGCCGCTGCTCGCGGGCGCGGCGCTCGGCCTCGGCCTGCTCACTGAGGCGGCGTGACGCGCGATCCCGCTCGATATCGTCCTGCTCGATCCCGAGACGGGCGATCTCGTCATCGAAAGCCTGGATCCGGGCCAGGCGTTCGCGCTCCGCCTCGGCCTGGCCGAGCAGCGGCTGCGGATTCTGCGCGGGGTCATTCAGCGCCTCGCGGCGGGCCTGGAGCTCGCGGATGCGGGCAGCGTTGGCCGAGAAGCGCTCGTCCTGGCTGCCGGGACCGAGAAGGGCCTGGCGGGTGGCGTCGAGCGCCTGCCCGGCCGCTGCAAGCCCCTGTGCCAGCCGGCGGGAGCCGCCAATCGCCTGGTCGAGCTGCCCCAGGAAGCGGTCCATTGCCGCGGTAAGGATGCTCGTGCCCTGCTCCAGCGTGATCGGCAGGCCGGAAAGCTGGCGCTCGACGCCGTCTGCGGCGCGCAGCAGGGCGGGAAAGACCTGGTCAGCGGTGAGGCGTCCCTCGGCGCCAGCCTTGCGCAGCTCGCCGACGGACATGCCGAGTTCGCCCGCCAGCGCCTGGGCCAGCTGCGGCATCGCCTCCAGAATGCTGCGGAGCTCGTCGCCCTGCAGCGTGCCGCTGGCCAGCGCCTGGCCGAGCTGGAGGGTGGCGGCGCCCATCTCGGCTGCACTGGTGCCGGCCAGCCGGCCGAAACCCTGGATGCCGGAGATGAGGCGCAGCACCTGGTCGTTGGTGGCCCCGATGTCCTTGGCGGCGACCGAGAAACGAGTGAAGGCGGAGATGCTGTCGGAGACGGAGGCGCCGGTGCGCAGGCTGGCTGCGTAGAGCCGATCGTAGACCTCGGCCGCGGTGGTGACGTTGCCGGTGGCGGAGCCAAGGCGCGCCAGGCTGCCGGACAGTTCGTCGCCAGCACGAACGAGCTGGCGGATGGCGAAGCCGGCCGTGGCGGCGACGGTGACACGTCCGATGACGGGACCGAGCAGGCGAAGTGCCGCATCAGCGGCCTCGGCACCGCCGACGATGGCGCGCAGGCCGCGGTCGCCGGACGCGCCCAGGCGCTTGAGGTCGGCCTCGGCCTTCTGCGCGCCGGTCGTGCGAACGTCGATCTCGACGCGTTTCTTGCTGTCAGCCATGGTGATCGCCGTCCTGCTGGGCCTTGGCCCCGCCCGCCATCATCCCTGCGCGGATGTCGGGCAGGAGCGCGGCCACGGCACCGACGTCGGCACCGAGCGCGCCGGCAAGCGCGAGGCTGCCGGCGATGTCGAGGGTCAGGCCGCCGAGGCTAACAGGGGCCAGGCACGCCGTGGCAGCCTGCCAGGCGGCGGCCCCCTCCTCGGTCAGGGGAGCGTGCTGGCGGTAGGGGCAGGCGGCGCCGCATCGCGGATCGCAGCGGCTGCAGTATCCGGCGCCCCCGCCGAAGTGCCATTCGGCGAGGGCGCGGAGCCGTTTCCCTCCAGGACTCGTCTCCGCTCCGGTTCCAGCACGTGCTTCCAGAACGCCGCGGCCACATCCTCGATCGCCATCAACTGCGGCAGCAGTTTCGGGTCGAACGCCAGCGCATTGCCGTCGGCGTCGAGCACGCCCTGCCAGTCTGTGACGAGATAGCGGGCCAGCGCGCGGACCATCAGGTCGTGCGCCAGGCCGGCAACGATGTGCGGGTCGTCGAGGTCGAGACCGTGCACATCGGCGCCGGCTGCAAGCAACCCGTCGTGGCCAGCGCGGATGGCGTCGGCCTCCGCCATCGCCGCGTGCTGCGCGGCGCTGATCAGCGCGGTGGTGGCAGGCCGCACCAGCACACGCGCGGTGCCCGCCAGGTCGAGCCAGCGCGGGGCGCGTGGCAGGCCGAGACGAATCTGGTCACGCATAGGAAGCCACCTGGTTCTTGAGCACCACCTGCATCAGGCAGGCCGCGGTGGAATCGTCGGCAGCGCGGAAATCGACGCTGATCTCCACGCCCTGAGGGCCGCTGACCGGCGTCCGCGGCACCGACAGGAAGACGCGAGGGAAGGTGACGACGAGCGCCTTATTGGCCGCGGCCGTATAGGCGAGCTCGAGCGCGGATGGCACGGCACCGATCGCGTCGTCGAGCATGCCGGTTTCCGCGAAGCGCAGCGTCAGCGTCCCCCGTGCGCTGGAGAGGCCCTCGTCGACGCCCTCGATCTTGCGGTCGGCCCGAATGGTTTTCACGGCCTCCATCCCGTTCGACCAAGTGAACTCGGCGGCGGTGACGTTGGCGAGCGAGGCACCGTTGCGCTTGATCGAACCTTGCGGCTTCTGGAAGCGCGATCCCTGCGTATAGACCGGCGTGCCGGCGCCGCTGGTCGCGGCCCGTGTCTCGCCCTGGCCGAGCAGCGCGATCGTGGCGTCGGCAGGTCCGGTCGGCGAGAAATCGAGTTGGAGTTCGTTCGCCTTGACGCCGGTGAGCAGGGAATAGCGGTTCGGCAGCGGGTCGACGAAGTCGAGCTCGAAGGCGT